CCTCTGCGTTATGCCTTTTTCAGCTAGAGCACCGCGTAGCTTTGCTAAGTTCATCTAATATCACTTCCTTTGCTCCCCTTCGTCGCATTTATGCTACAAGGTTATGATAACAGCACATAATTCAAAAGTCAAGCACAAATGCAACGTTTTTTATATTTTTGTTTTACTTTCCGTTGCATTTATGTTATTATTGGTTTAAGCAGCAAAGAGAGGTTTTTACAATGAGCGAAAAAGAATTAACAGAACTAATTGAAAAAATTAAACTTCGGCGATTGGAACTTGGTCTATCCTATCAGGAACTTTCGGATTTAACAGGCATCAACAAATCTACTCTTCAAAGATACGAAACCGGATTCATCAAAAAAGTTCCTATAAACCAAGTTCAAATAATTGCGAAAGCTCTAAATGTAACTCCAGGTTATCTAATGGGGTGGGAAAATAATAAAGAAAACCAAACTTATTACCTCAATCCTGAAGCAGCAAAAATGGCACAGGAAATTTATGATAATCCTCAATACAAAGTGTTATTTGACGCTACCAAAAAACTAAAACCCGAAAGCATTAAAGAAGTTATGAAATTTATTGATTACCAAAAAGCCAAAGAGGAAGGCGATCTCAATGAGTAGAACTATCTTATATGACTTGCCTCACGACGTTCGAGGCTTTGTTAGAGAAGATATTGATGGAGAGGCAATTTTCATCTTGAATGCCCGCTTAACGAGGGAATCCAACATGAAAACTTACCTGCATGAGCAGGAGCATTATGAAAAAGATTGTGGTAAGAACCTTTGTGTTGACGAAATAGAAGCACAAAGGCATAAATAAATTTTAGGAACTTCCCATGAGTAATATTAAATTATTTCAATCTAAGCAAATACGTTCTGTATGGAACAAAGAAGAACATCAATAGTATTTTTCTGTTGTTGACGTAGTTGGTGCTCTTACAGACAGTATTTATCCATCCGCCTATTGGATAAAGCTAAAACAATGCTTGATTTTGGAAGAAAATGAACCCGTGACAAATTGTCACAGGTTGAACTAAAACCAGAGAACCCTACATATAAACCTTTACGATTCAACAAAACTGAAGTAGAGCAGTTCCGAATTATCGGTAAAGCTATTGCGTTTCAGGGGGATATTATTTGAAAAGTTTACATTTTTTCACACAAATACATATTGACAAACAAGGGCCTGTAACAGTATAATGTAGTCACAAGCTAATTATTGATGTCTTGCCCTTGACAGTAAGCACTCCATTTGTCCGGAGATTGCCGAACTCGAGGGCTTTTTATTTTAAAAACTAAATTTAGAAAATGCGGAGGATTATTTATGGGAAAAACAGCAATTTTAGTAGATGGTGCATTTTTTCTCAAACGTGCCCTAAAAATTTTTGGCCCCCAAGAACCAGAAGAATTAGCTAAAAAACTATTTTATTATAGCTGTAAACATTTGAAAGCCCATAATTATCATCAAGATAAAACACTGTCTTTAAGGGATGAACTCTATAGAATTTTTTATTATGATTGCCCACCTTTAAATAAAAAACTTCAGCATCCTATAAGCAGGAAAACCATAGATTTTAGTAAATCTGAACGTGCAATATGGCGTCAGCAATTTATTCATGAAATGACATGCAGACGCAAAGTTGCAATGAGACTTGGAAAAGTTGATGAAATCAACACAAACTGGAGTATTAATCCAAAGCTAACACATAAGTTAGTAAACGGATCTATTTCGATACAAGATTTAGAAGAAAATGATATTATGCTTATCACCAAACAAAAAGGCGTAGATATGCGAATCGGTATTGACATTGCCTCTCTAGCCTATAAACAACAGGTAGAACGCATAGTACTTATTGCGGGGGATAGCGATTTTGTTCCTGCTGCCAAATTGGCGAGAAGAGAAGGCATTGATTTTATTCTCGATCCAATGTGGGCCCCCATAAAACCTGATTTATTTGAGCACATAGACGGTTTAAAATCCACGTTTCCAGATCCGAATAAGAAGCTCCCTAAAGAAGCTATCCCCGAAGCCAAAGATGATTTCTGCGAAAGATAAAATAAAAAAAAGACCGCCCCTGCGCCAACAGGGCGGTAAAAGGAAGATGATCGAGACTTGACCCAGAAACCTGCACTTACTTCAAAAGAACTAATTAAGCATATGAAAGATAAGGGCATTAAATTTAATATAATTGACGAACCAGCAGCCCAGCACTTTCTAGAAGAACATAATTATTTTTTTAAACTATCTGCATATAGAAAAAACTATGAAAAGTATCAATATGGAGAAAATGAAGGCAAATACCTCAACTTAGAGTTTGCGTATTTAAAAGATTTATCAACTATAGATATGCACTTAAGACATTTGTTGCTTGAATTATCGCTCGATATAGAACACGCGATAAAGCTAACCCTTATCAGCGATATCGAATCGAACCAAATTGAAGATGGATACAACATCGTTTCCAAATTCATAGAAAAAAATAATTACCAATTTAACTCTAATCGTTCTAATTATTGCAAAACCCTTTTAGAAAAATATAAAGATATAGATTGCCCTATTTGGGCTTTTTGCGAAATCCTATCTTTCGGAGAGCTGACAAGACTGTATGATCTTTATAATGTTTCTTATCCAGGCAGGTTGCCAATTAAGCCACTATTCGTTTATGCTATTAGAAATATAAGAAATGCAGTTGCACACAACAATTGTTTAATAAATGACCTAACTTCAAAAAACAAATATCCAAACAATGAAATATCTAATATAGTATCTAAGATACCTGGTATAAGTGAAAATTTAAGAAGAAGTAAATTGAAACACTATTTTTTACATGACTTTGTTGCACTTATATATTCTTATTCAATTTTAGTGAAAAGTGAAGGTCTAAAAAAACATCAATACCGAAGAATAAAAAAGCTTTTTTATACCCGCATGAGAGAAAACAAACAGTATTATGC